CGCGCGCATGGCGCTCGGAGCCGTCGATGCGGCTGATTTCGCAACGGCAGATATCACCCCGCGATTCGCCGACGTCCTGCGCCCATCCAAGGCGGCAAACGCAGATTTCGCAATCAAGGTCAATTCCGCAGTTCCCGCTTATTCCGGTACGCGCCAATTCTGGCGAGACCTCGGCTATTCGGAGTCGACAATCGACTCCATCTTGCGCGAGGTTCGTTACTCTCAGATAGTACAGGCGGCGGCGCAGGCGTCCGCGCAGGCGGCGCAGAAGCAGCCGACCCCGCAACCGGAGGGCGTGGACGATGCAGATATCGGCGAGTAGGCTTGCTGAATACACTGCGGCTCTCAACGCCCAGCAACAGGCGGCGTTCAATTTCATGCAGACAGCGCTGCGCTCCTTCTACCAGCTCAACGGCGGCATGATTGACGCTGAAACCATGCGCGAGTTCGCCATGCAGACGCTCACGACATGCGTCCAGACGTTCGGCGACAGGGCCGCTACAATCGCGTGCTCGGCGTATGACGTGACGATGGAGGAGCTGGGCATATCAGTCCAGCCTTCAGCCGTGTACAACCCCGTATCGCAGCGCGTGTCCGGTCAGCAGGTCGATTACCTCATGCGAGACCTCACGCCAGATACGTTCGACTCGTTCGCGCGACGACTGGCCGAGAAGGCATACTCAAGCGTTGGGCGCGCGGCGAACAGGACGACTATCAATAACGCCGAGCGCGACTACTCCAAGGGCGTGCGCTACGCCCGCGTGCCGACCGGCAAGGAGACGTGCGGCTTCTGCCTGATGCTCGCTTCTCGAGGCTTCGACTATACGTCACGCAAGGCAGCAGGAGACATGGGATTCGCCTTCAACCGCTTCCACGACCGCTGCGATTGCCGAGTGGTCGCGGGGGACGAGTTTACCACGGTGGAGGGATACGACCCAGATTGGCTCTATGACGTATACCTAGACGCACGCTCGACCATCGACCCCGCGTCAATCAGGCGCGATATGGTGGGACTCCCAGCGCAAATCGTCAACAAGAAGATTACCGACGAGATCTGCAAGGAGATAAACCGTCGGTCGCTCGACTGGAGCTGGAACGGCGGCAAGGTCGAGTCCGGCACGGGCGAATACAAGCGCTTCACCGCACCGCTCGCGGAGCACGGCTACACCACGTCAATCACCGACCGCAAGGGCGCACCGCTGCGCATGAACGGCCTTACATGGGGAATGGCCGACGCTACGGGCGGCGAAGTATCGACCTCCATCTCCACCATGCGCAAAGAGCGAAAAGATGGAGGTACCGACACGGCGGGGCATTACGTCCTGCTCGTGGACGGCATAAGCGGAGCTGTTCAAAGCGTTAGGAACAGCCTCCAAGAGGGCGAGACCGCCATTCTCATAGACACCAAATCAAAAGGCGCTTCTGGACTATCCGAGATGCGCCGAATAACCAGATGAATCAAGCCCCGCGAGGGCTTTTTTCATATCTATCCGCAACCCGCAGCCGAACGGCGGCGGGGGACAGCGCCGAACGGCGCGGTAAGGAGGTTCGTCATGGCAGACGACCAGAACCATACAGACACGCAGCAGGTTGACCCGAACGGCGACACCGCTCATGTCGATTGGGAGGCAAAGTACAACGAGATGAAGCAGCATTCCCGAGAATGGGAGCGCAAGGCTAAGGCGAACAAGGACGCAGCCGACGAGCTCGCCGCGCTCAAAGAGGCTCAGATGAGCGAGCAGGAGAAGCTCCAGCAGCAACTCGCGGACGCGATTGCACGCGCAGACGCTCTTCAGGCCGAGAAGGACAAGAAGCAGTGGATTGACGAGGTATCGACCGAAACGGGCGTGCCATCCGACCTGCTCGAACTCATCTCGGCATCAGACCGTGACGACCTCATGTCCAAGGCCGAGAAGCTATCAGACAAGTACTCGACCAAGGAGCAGCCAACCGTGCCCGTGGTGCTGGGCGACGGCAAGCACGCCGAAATCAAGCAGACGGGCAGCGCGAAGGACGATTTCGCGCAATTCATGAAGAACGCCTTTAACTAGACAAGGAGAAAAAAACATGGCTGAAGGCATCAACAAGACCTCCATCACACTTCCCTCTTCCGTTTCCAACGAGATTTGGGCCAAGACGCTCGAAAGCTCCGCGATCATGCAGCTCGCTCAGCGTATCGACCTTCCCGGCAACGGCTTGACCATCCCGGTCATCACCGGTGAGCCTGCCGCCGATTGGGTCACCGAGACCGAGAACAAGCCCGTATCCCAGCACACCCTCACCACCAAGGACATGAAGGGCTACACGCTGGCTATCATCGAGCCGTTCTCCAACCAGTTCCGAGACAACACGACCGCACTTTACAACGAGCTGGTCTCCCGCCTGCCGTTCGCTATCGCCAAGAAGTTCGACGAGACCGTCATGTTCGGCACCGCCCCCGGCACCGGCTTCGACACCCTCAAGGGCGTGACCAACTCCGTAGACGCCTCCACCAAGACCTATGACGCCTTCGTCGATGCAATCGGCAAGGTTGCCGAGGCCGACGGCGACCTTAACGCATTCGTCCTCTCCCCGCAGGCAAAAACCCTGCTCCTCAAGACCAAGGACACCACCAACCGACCGCTGTTCATCAACAACGTCCAGACCGACGGCGAAGTGGGCCATGTGCTCTCCGTCCCCACGTACTTCACCAAGTCCGCGCACAAGGCAGCCGTTTCTTCCGGCACTAAGGCGGCTGAGGTCCTCGGCTTCGGCGGCGATTGGAGCGCCGCACGCTACGGCATCGTCAAGGACGTCAACATTTCCATCTCCGACCAGGCTACGCTCACGAGCGGCAACAAGACTCTCAACCTCTGGCAGCGCAACATGTTCGCCGTCCGCTGCGAGTTCGAGGTTGGCTTCGTTATCCGCGACGTTAAGGACTTCGTGCGCATCGACAACGGCACCGCTTCTGCCTAGGAGTGATTCACGATGGCTATCAAGGCATTTGCTACACCCGAGGAATACACGGCGGCATATGGCGCGGTAGCCGACGAGAAGCGGCTTGAAGCGCTGTTGCTTCGCGCAACTGGCTACCTTCTCGGCAAGATGGACGGGTACGCGGCGGGGGAGGACGAGGTTTTAGACCTCAACCTCTCCACCGTGTGCATGGCGATGGTGAACCGCGCACTGTCGGCACCAGCTGGCATGGGCGGCGTGAGCCAGTACAGCCAGACGGCGGGGAGCTACACTGCGTCCGTATCGCTGCTCGACCAGTATATGCGCCCGCTTCCGTCCGAGCTTGACCTTCTGGGGCTTAACTCAGGCGCTGTCCTGTCCTGCCGGATGATGGCTGGTGGTCGCTATGCAGCTGATTAGCGGTTGTGCAGTTGAGGTATTGCGTCGTAGCACAGACGCAGTGGACGCGCACGGCAACGAGGTGCCCGGCGAATGGGTCTCCGAGCCTGTCGCCAACGTCCTCCCGCAGCCTGGCGCAACAAGTGATTTGGATGCATCCCGCCCGAACGGCGTGACCGTATCCATGACCTTCCACTTCCCCAAGACGTATACGGCATCCCTACGCGGCTGCCTGATTAGGTATGGAGTGCGCGAGTACCAAGTCATCGGAGACCCGCAGCCATACCTTGACGAGAACTGCCCTGGAGAATGGAACCGACCCGTCGAATGCGGGGTGTGCGATGGCTAAGGGCGGATGGTCGCTCAAGATGCGGCGTGTCGGCAGAATCAAGCCCGTCGAGCGCGGAATCGTCGAGATAACCAAGGGCGGCGATGTTTCCTCCATGCTCATTGCTCAGGGAGAGAGTGCCGCTGCGCGATGCAATGCGCTCGCGCATCTCTCGCACGGAAACCCCGTGTACGACTGCCAGCTGAAGATGCTAGGAAAGACGGCATCCGCCCGCGTGGGCGTTGCAAATTCCGACGCATACATCGACAACCTTAAACACAACACCTTAAAGAAGGGGTGCGGCATATGAGCTTCGACGTGATCGCGGCGACATGTACCGCGCTCCGAAAAGGGTTGGGCGTGCCGTCTAGCTCAACCGTGCCAAAGATGCGCCCCAAGCGCTTCACCACGGTCGAGCGCACGGGAGGCGGTTACTCGCGCGGCAAGGACGAGCCGAACCTCGCCGTACAGGTGTGGGCCGAAACGGAGACTGAGGCTTACACGCTCGCGCTCATGGCACGCGAGGTGCTCGTCAACATGCGAGAGACGTGCCCCAACGTGTGCTCATGCTCCGTAGGTGGCATCTACGCCTTCCCCGACCCAGATAGCGGGTCGCAACGCTATCAACTCGATTTCTACGCCGTCACGCGACCGTAGCGTGGAGGCTCTTCCATGAGAAAGGAATTGCAACATGGCTGAATCCATGCTCGATACTTCCAACCTCGGTATCGCCAAGGGACGCGAGGGCGGTTACGCCTGTGTCGCACCCGCCGGTACCGACCCGACCCCGTTCCTCGATATGAAAAAGACCCTTGCGGAGCTTTGCGAGTCCCAGACCACGCTAAAGTCGCTTGGCTACATCTCCGAGGACGGCATCACCATTGCCGCCGATACCGACACCGACGATATCTCTGATTGGTCTGGCGCTATCGTGGCCTCGCCCATGTCCAGCTTCGGCGAGACCATCGAGGTCAGTTTCCTCGAAACCCGCGATTCCGTGCTGAAGTCTGTCTACGGCGACGCGAACGTCACTACTGACAACAAGGGCACCACGACCGTGCGCCACAACAAGAACTTCACCGCATCGCACCTCTATATCTTTGACTGCGTCGTTTCCGACACCAAGGTAAAACGCGTTGTCGTTCCCAACGGCGTTATCGTCGAGCGCGATGACATGGAGATGAACAACTCCGATCTCGCAGCTTACTCGCCCACCATCAAGTGCCTGCCCTCCGACGCATTCGACGGAGACACCATGCGCGAGTACATCTACGACACCACTACCGTCGCCGCCTAGCGACAGCCACGACAAAAACCGCCCATTTCGCATGGAGGGCGGCGACGGCGGCTCTGGTAGTAGGCGCTAGAGCCGTTGCCACCGTCCTCCATGAGCCTACCGAAAGGATTCAAATGAATATCGAAGACATGACCCCCGAACAGCTCCGCGAGTACGCAATCGCCAAGGAGAACCAGCGCGAGGCTATCACGGCCCGTTACATGGACCGCGAGCCCAATTTCAAGGTGGTTCAGGATTGCAAGGAACCCTATGAGAAGGACGTAGAGTTCGAGGGCGAGACGTACCGAATCGACATGCGCCGCATCAAGTCGCGCGAGTTCATCCGCATGT